TACCCAGTTGTGTGAACCCAAGGTTTTAAAATTTTCACTCCCTCAACTCGAATGCGGTGTGATAAATTACGTTGTGGGATGTCTGACCAGTTTGATTGCACATTACCGAGATTACTTACTGAGTAGCGCTTATTTGTATCGGGTATTTCAATCCAAAGTTCATTCATTTGGTTCTCCAGTTGGGGGATTCTAGCATGGCATTACGAAAAGAACAACAAAGTTTAAAATCTTGGCAAAACCAATCTTGGAGAACTAAAAGTGGTAAAAAATCTTCTGAAACAGGTGAAAGATACCTTCCAGCGGCTGCGATTAAAAGCCTCACAGCTGCTGAGTACGCTGCGACAACGAGGGCAAAACGCGCTGGCATGGCTAAAGGGAAGCAGTTCGTAGCACAGCCTAAAAAGATAGCGGCAAAGACTAAAGGCTACAGATGAAAACACCAGCTTGGCAGCGCAAGGAAGGACAGAACCCAAAAGGTGGCCTTAACGCTGCTGGACGGGCAAGCCTGAAAGCTGCTGGGCAAGACATCAAAGCACCTGTAAAATCGGGCGATAACCCGCGCAGGGCTAGCTTTTTGGCAAGGATGGCTGGCAATGACGGCCCTGAGTACAAAGACGGCAAGCCCACCAGACTGCTGTTAAGTTTGAAGGCTTGGGGGGCAAGTAGTAAAGCGGATGCTAAATCTAAGGCCAAGGCAATCAGCGCAAGGAACAAGAAATGACCTACCTAGAACTGATCAATGATGTGCTGATTCGGCTGCGTGAACCCACGGTAACATCTAATGCTCAAAACGCTTACTCCACGCTGATCGGAAGGTTTGTCAACGATGCCAAGCGTCAAGTTGAAGACTCTTTCGGCTGGAACGTGCTTGGCACAACCGTCACCATCACTACTGTAGCTGCAACCTACATCTATTCCATGACGGGTGCGGGCCAGAAGTTTCAAGTGCTAGACGCAATCAATACCACATCAAACATTGGGCTGAAAAACATAAGTTTTGTGGAGATGAACCGTTATCAAAACCTAGTGCCTACTACAAATGGGATTCCCCAGTATTATTCTTTTGACGGCGTAGACAACAACGGCGACACCAAAGTGGTGCTGTACCCACGGCCTGATGGGGTTTACAGCGTTCCGTTTTCATTGGTAGTGCCTCAAGCGAAATTGGCTGCTGACGCTACTTCTGTGCTTGTCCCTGACTTTCTGGTTGTACAAAACGCCTATGCACGGGCGCTAGTTGAGCGCGGCGAGGATGGTGGTCTTAGCTCCTCTGAGGCTTACCAGCTTTACAGAGGCATGCTGGCTGACCAAATTGCATTGGAAGGCACACGGTTTCCCGAACAGCAAGAGTTTGTGGCGATATGAGCAAGCAACTGAACATCAGCAGTGTTTCGGCTCCAGGCTTTCTGGGGTTAAATACACAAGACCCGTCGCTAGAAATATCGAATGGGTTTGCTGGCATTGCCAACAACTGCATCATAGACAAGTTTGGACGGGTAGGTTCAAGGCAGGGTTACGTCAAAGTCAACACCAGCAGCGGCACATTAGGCTCAAATGTCGTTACAGTCATACATGAGTTGATTGAGGCTAATGGTACGTTAACCGTGCTGTTTTTTGGCAATGGCAGGCTTTACAAACTCAGCACATCAGTTGCTGGTTTAACAGCCGAATACAACATTGCTGAATACGGTTCAAATGCTGCTGTTATTGCTGAGTACACGCAAGGCGTAGCAAACGTGGGCAACTTGTTTGAGTTGACCTACGGCGGCCCTGGTACTGCACCCGTATTTACAGCAGGAAACTGGCAAGCCGCAAGTCTAAGCGGGGTTGCTTACTTTTTCCAAACAGGCAATGACCCCATCATCTATGACCCAGCGGTTTCTACCACAACGTATCGCAGGGTATCTGAGAAAACAGGCTATGCCGCCACTGTGCCACAGGCCAATGTTGCCATCTCTGCTTATGGGCGCATTTGGGCAGCTAATACGCTAACCAATAACGCAACCGTATTTTTTAGTGATCTGTTATCAGGCCATGTGTGGTCTACCGGAACCGCAGGCTCGCTGAATGTTTCCAGCGTATGGCCTAACGGCTCAGATGAGATCACTGGACTTGCGGCCCACAATGGATTTTTGTTTATTTTTGGCAAGCGGCAGATTCTGATTTACGCCAATGCCACTTCACCTTCAACCATGACCTTGAGCGACACTGTGTCAAGCCTTGGTTGCATTGCCAGGGACTCCATCCAGAACACAGGCAAGGATATGGTGTTCTTGAGCAACAGTGGATTAAGGTCTGTGCTGCGAACAGTGCAAGAGAAATCATCTCCGCTGGGAGATCTGTCTAAAAATATACGCAATGACTTTCAGGCAGTGATAGCAAGCGAATCGCTGTCTGAAGTCACTTCTGTTTATTCCGAAAAAGAGGGGTTCTACTTACTGTCGTGCCCATCGTCTGACAGAGTATTTTGCTTTGACACCAAGACGGTTTTGGAAGATGGTTCGTACAGGGTCACGACTTGGGACAGTCTGCTGCCAACAAGTTTTTGCTCACGCAGAAACGGTGACTTGTTGATTGGTCAAATGGGCTTTGTAACTAAGTACTCAGGCTATCAGGACGATACCAGTTCGTATCGCATGGAGTACTACACCAACAACGCAGACATTGGTAAAGACGGTCTGACTTCTATCATCAAAAAGATCAAGCTAACAGTGGTCGGCGGTAGCAATCAGCCCGTTTCGGTCTTTTGGGCCTATGACTTTACAGCCAGCTACCAATCAGAAACGGTGGCAATCCCAGCGCAAGCTGTCTCTGAGTACGGAATTGCACAATATGGCGCAAACGCATCACCCGTAGCACAATACGCTACTGGTATAAGTTTGCAAGAACTTAGCGCATACGGCAACGGCGCGGGTAAAATTGTGCAAACAGGGTTTGAGGTTGATATTGATGGATTCCCCATCTCTTTTCAGAAGATAGAAATTCAGGCCAAAACAGGCAAACTTACTTAAAGGGCTACCATGAGCAATTACACCAAAACAGTTAACTTCGCAAGTAAAGATGCACTGACCACTGGCGATTCCAACAAGATTGTCAAAGGCACTGAGATTGATACTGAGTTCAACAACATTGCGACTGCGATTGCAACTAAAATTGAGTCTTCTAGCGCACTTGGAACGCCTACCAGCGGAGTTGTAACTAACTTAACAGGTACAGCCTCAATCAACATCAATGGCACTGTTGGCGCAACCACAGCAACTACAGGCGTGTTTACTACTGCAACGACCACTACCGTAAATGCCTCCAGCGCTTGCAATGTGGGAGCAACTTCACAAATTACGCCGTATGAGGCAAAAGTGTTCATAGTTTTTGACCCTGCCACGCTTCAGGGGATAACATTAAAATCATCTACAACAACATTTACTGGTAATCCAATTACCTTTATAAATTCTAGTAATGGCATATCTGGCTCTATTTATCAGCAGACAAGTTCTATTGCTTACCTCACTACGTCAGATTACCGCGCAAAAAACACAATCACACCAATGACTGGTGCGCTTTCTAAGGTAGCTCTACTCAAGCCTTGCACATACAAGTGGAACGCTGACGGCTCAGACAGTCAAGGCTTTATTGCTCACGAACTACAAGAGGTAGTTAAAGAGTGCGTTGTCGGTGAGAAAGACGCAACTAATGCAGATGGATCACCAAAGTTTCAAGGTGTTGACACCAGCTTTTTGGTTGCGACACTGACAGCAGCAATTCAGGAACTTAAAGCACTGGTTGACGCACAAGCAGCACGGATCACAGCACTAGAGACACCATGATTACGCACCACTTCAGCGATGGTTTGTATGCCAAAGAAACCGCATTTGCGGCGGGTACAACCATTCTGAAGCATACGCATGAATTTAGCCACTTGTCTATTCTTGCCAAGGGCAAGGTTGCAGTGTTGCGAGGCACAGAGATTGACATTATTGATGCTCCAGCTTGCATCGAAATTAAGGCTGGAGTGACGCACGGCGTCAAGGCCGTCACAGATTGCGTTTGGTTTTGTATTCACGCCACTGACGAGAAAGACCCGTCGAAAGTGGACGAAATTTTGATCGGAGTTTAATATGCCAGTAGCACTTGTCGCCGCAGGAGCTTCTTTACTTGGTGGGGCACTGCAAGCTGATGCCGCTAAAGATGCAGCGCGCACACAAGCCGGAGCGCAAACTGAGGCCGCACGAATTGCGGCTGAAGAAGCGCGTTTTCGTCCAATCGGCATCACGACACGCTTTGGTCAGTCTAGGTTTCAGTATGGTATTCCTGGAGTCAATGCACCTGTTGCAACTGACTTTGCAACGCCTGAAGAATTTACGGCTGCACAGACCGCTTATCAAGCACGATTGCAAAGTGAAGGCCGCGTCACTGGCGCTGGCTACACGCTAGACCCTGAGCTAAAAGCCTACCAAGACCGATTCCTAAAGTTGGCTGGTGGCGGTTTATCACAGGCTGAACAAGCCCAAAAGCAGTTTGCTCCCTTGCAACAAGGTGCTCAAGGTCTGTTTAGTCTTGGTCAGCAGTACTTAGCCCAGTCTCCAGAGCAAGCCGCCCAGCAGTACATATCAGGGCAGCAGAACTTGCTAGCCCCAAGCCGTGAGCGTGAGATGGCGCAACTGCAAAACAGGTTGTTCCAGACAGGCCGTGGTGGTTTGGCTGTTGGCGCTACTGGCACTCGACCAGGCGGTGGCGCTGGTCTTGGCGCAGCTAACCCAGAGTTGGAAGCCTACTACAACGCCATTGCCCAGCAAGATGCACAACTGGCGGCTGGAGCGCAACAAGCAGGCATGGATCAGGCGCGTTTTGGTGCTGGGTTGTTGGGCACTGCTGGCAATCTGCTTACGCAAGGCTACGGCGGTCAGGCGGCAGCACTTGACCCATACCGCGCATATTTGCAAGGCGCTACTGGCCTTGAGACACTTGGTCAAGACCCGCTGAACATAGGTACTGCCTTGGGTGGGCGTGTTGCCAATCCTACGGGAAGCGAAGCATTGTTACGCGGTGGTATGGCTGCGGCTGGATCAAATGCAGCCGCTAACTCCTACAATCCGTTTGCCGAAGCCTTGACTTCGGCTAGTCGTAATCCGCAGTTGCAACGGGCGGTTCAGCCATATATAAGCGCACAAACCGCCATCAACCAATACGGCGCTGAAAATGTGTATGGATATGGTGGCCGTGGAACGGTTCCACAAATAGATAATTCTCTCTTTGGTAGCGGAGATCGCGGAACATTTTATTAAGGTCTAATCATGGCAACCGACATCGTTAACGCCTTATTTGGCGTCACTCCAGAGTCATACCAGCAAGCGCAGCAGGACAGAGCAGACGCTCAAGCGTTGCAATTTGCCCGACTCAGCCCGTTTGAAAAGGCCAGCTTTGGCATCGGGCGCGGGGCTTACGGCTTGGCTGGTGCTATCGGTGGCGCTCTGGGTGGTCAAGACCCTGAGTTGCAGCGAATCACAATGCGCCAGCAGATAGCGGGTCAGATTGACTTAAACAACCCTGCGTCCATTGAGCGGGGCATTGCCGCGCTGTCGCAAGGCGGCGATCCACAAGGCGCAATGATGTTGCAAGCAGAGTACCGTAAGATACAAGAAAGCGGCGCTTTGATTGGTCAGCGTCAAGCTGCCGAGAAAGCCTCGTTAGCGCAAGCAAGCAAGGTTGATTTAGGCGTAGCACAAGAAACTAAGTTGCGCGATGAATTAGCTAAACTTAAACCTGGGTCTACTGAAGCTGATATTCGCGCTGTGTTAGTAAAGTATGGCGACCCAGATAAAGTCTTAGCCCTGCTGACTGGTGCTGCCACACGCGCCGATGAACGAGAGCTTAAAGAGCGTTTGGCTAAAGATGCTATTGACGCAAAAATTGAAGCGGCAAAAGTTTTAGCGGACGCAAAAATTGAAGCGGCTCGTTTGGCTGGCGCTTCTGCTAAAGAAATTGCTCAACTGCGGATTGATTCTGCAAGAGACTTGAAACAATTAGGCGTGTTGCTTAAAGGCCCAGCAAGGTTAGCGCCAGCGCTACAAAAAGAAGATCT